TCAACCCCACTGTGCGTGAAGATGCAAAATGGCTGAAAGAAAAGGTTGACAACCGCAGATAATTCCTTTTATATTAAAATTGCCTTTTTAATCCAGGTTTTTGTCCTTACTCCTTTGTGGCAAAAACGTATCCCTGATCCCCTCTTATCCCGGAGGGGATTTTTATTTGATAACTCTGCATTCGTGCCTTATATTATACTTATGACACCTTTCCAACTGTTAATTTCACTTGTAGCTATCTATGTTGTTGGGATTTCTATTTCAGAATTTATTAAAAGACGAAAAAAGAAATCTCGTTCTGTTGATGTATCAAAAGAACTGATCACAGCTTTTTATGAAAAAAAACTTGATCTTGAAAGACGGGGTTGGGAAGAAAAACAGGAGGAGCTTGAAGAAAAAATAGATGAGGTTTTAAAAGACCCCCAAAATAAAATTACTAATTTCCACGGATTAGCTTTATCTGGACAAGGAAACAAACTCTATATTTCTGGAACAGGTTCAGGAAATGGGTTTGTGGCTCAAGGAGGAGTATCAATTTGCTCCACCCCTGATCCACGGACTAAAATGCAGAAAAGGATTGACGGTATTGAAGGCAAGATTAAGAAGCATGAATGATGTCTGTATAAATTGTGTCCACTCAGAAATATCTAGGAATGTGGAGAATGAATTTTACTGTAATTATAAAGATCAATATAATCCTCTGAAAGAAGCTACGTGGAGAACGTGTGATAAATTTATTGAGATGGTTGATATAGGACAGGATCTTTCTTTGAATGCCCGGATAAAACGTTTAGGAATATTAATTAAATGAAATGTAGAGATTGTCAGCATTTTGTTCCTACTCGTGAACTAGATGGAAAACAACATGGACAATGTTATCAAAGCGATCCCGGAAAAATACTTTATATTCTTGATGCTGATAAAGAAAGAACATGCATTGAATTTAAAAACCCCAAAACTATTTCTAGCCGACTATTGAGACTACAACATAAACTTTATGCCAAGCTTCCTATACTTCAGCAGATCGAGAAATCGAGATTAACTGTTGAACAGCAAGACGGAGATTTAGAAGAATATTGCGTGGCTTTGGCTCCTGATATTTGGGAAAGGCTTAAAAAAGAATGTGAAAATCTTCTTACAGAAAAAGAACAAGAACAATTTTTCCCTGAGCCTAAAATTACAGGACAGGTAGGAAGAATTTTTGGCATGGAAATAATCAGCAATGATCTTATTCCTCCCGGACAAGCATACGTGATGAAAAAACCTGCTCCTTCTGCTTTTAATGAAAAGCTAAAAATATAATGGCGTGTAAAATTAATATGGCATCTAGCTTAAAGGATTTCACCATTTCCAAAAGAAAAAATATTTATCGTATTCGGGAAAGAGATTCCAAGAAATACTGGTGGATTCCAGAACGTGTGTTTAAAGCTCTTGAAAAGCATGTATTTTTTGAGAGGGCTATGAGTCAGAATGGATAATTTTATTTTTCTTCTTATCTTTATTTTCTGTATTATTTTTGGCTTCTTATTAGGGATTTTATTTTGCAAATGGAAAGCTTGGAACCAGTATCAGGACTCACAAATCCGCTATACTCTAGACGATGATGGTAAGATAATCATTTCTCATGTCAAGAAACGTACTGATTTTTATTCATTTTTTAAGGTCTATAATATTATAGAACGTAATTAAGGTTTGACAAAAACCGTAGATTCCTTGTATATTTATATTAATAGTACCACTTATCGGAGAAGGAATCTATGGCTATCAAAAGATCTTTTCGATCACGAATCAGTAATTTAACAAAAACCGTCAAGCACAAAGAGCATGGATTAAAACAACGGGAAAGAGATTTTGGAAATGTACAGGCAACAGATGATAACATGCAGAATCTTCAACGCTTGATGGGTAAAACTCCACGTCCTGAAGATCCCCGGACTCGTTCTACAGACAACCTTCCTGTCCCGACACAACAAGATAACATAACTCCTAATCAGCAAAGATCTATTGCATTGCAAGGCAACACCAATGCTATGAAGCATGGACTATTCAGCAAACGTGCTCCTGCCATGACCTGTGAAAATTGTTATCTTGTACGATCTGTAATGGATGAAAATTATAAAGTCGATCCAGATGATGTGAAATGTCCTTACTATAAACTAAATTCTGTTTGTGTATATCTCTGCTTGGCTCTTGAATGCAATATCCGTGATAAACAGGATGTGAAGAAACTCATGGAAGAAACAATCGAAATGGATATGCAGAGAATCCAATATGCTAGAGCCATAGAGGTTTACGATGGAGGGGGAGTATTGGATCAAGCTTTGGATATGGGCATTGATCGTCTATTTAAAAATATGCAGATCCTTAAAGATTATTACAGGGAACTAGAACACAAACCTCCGGGCGGAGACAGCACTCAAAAGGGAATACTGTCTCAACTTCTTCAGAGCGTGGAAGAAGCGGAGGTTGTGGAAGATGGAAATCAATAAACTATTACATGATTTGGATGTTCATGTACAATGCATAAAGCTCAATACACCCAAAGCCCAAAAGGGAGTTAAAGAAGCTGTACTTAGACTCAAGAAAAATGCTAGGGCGTGTAAACAGATTTTGACTTTGATCTTTCAATACTTTAACATAGAGGAGAAATAATGCCAGCAAAGAGTAAAGCACAGTTTAAAAAAATGCACATGCTTTATAAGCAGGGCAAAATTTCAAAAAAGACACTGGATGAATTTACCAAGAATGTGAGTTACAAAAGCCTTCCTTCAAAGAAGAAATCTAATCCCGGAGCATTGTCTAATAAGCCCTTTACTCATTCTTATCCGACTAGAAGCGAGACACGCAAAAGAAAGGCTCGTAAATCTTAATGGGACTCAAGCCGACAATCAGAAGCAGAATAAATAAGCTGTATCGACAGCAGATTGTTAAACAGGCTAATGAAGCTCTTAAGAATACTACGGAATCTCCTGATACTAAGGTTAACAGATTACGCAGGAAACTAAATAAGAAGCGTAAATGGACTAATGGCAAGATTGTCAAGATTGTTTCAAAATTCTGTGAAGCTTTATCAGGAAAAGTTTTCTTTATCTACCAAGAAAAATTTATCAGGAAAATTATTGACTCCTTATTGGAAAATGATGGAGCTACTTTAACTGGATTATTTTCTCGGCAATCTGGAAAGACTGAAGCTGTTGCTGAAGTCTGCTCAGCCTGTGCAATAATTCTTCCTACTCTGGCTAATCAACCTATCTTTAAAAATGATCCACGCTTTAATAGATACTGGACTGATGAATTTGGCGTACAACGCTATTCTGGATTCAAAGATGGAATGCTCATAGGCATTTACGCACCTGTTGATGATCAGGCTAAACTGGCGTTCAATAGAATCAAAGGAATGCTCACGTCAAATAGAGGTCTTGAGATTCTTGAAGATGTTGATTTTCAATTAAACTTTGACACATTCAATGGGCAAAATATTGTGATGAGGAATAACATTTTCTCATCCATGATCGGAGCTTATACTGCTTCTGAGGGAGCACAGATAGAAGGAAAAACTTGGCATTTGATTATCTGTGATGAATCCCAAGATATCAGTGATTATAAAATGCTCAAATCCATTGAACCCATGTTGGCTTTTAATAATGGAACTATGGTTCAAATTGGAACCCCCGGATTACATAAAGGTGTATTTCATAGGAATATAAAAGCTAACAGAAAGCTTCTTACGGAACATGGAATCCAGAATCATTTTCAATATGATTATCATATCGTTCAAAAATACAATCCTCAATATAAAAATTATGTAGCTCAACAAATTACCAAATATGGTGGAATAGACAACGATGAATTTAGAATGAACTTCCTTCTGGAATGGCTTGAAGATCGAGGGATGTTTATTGGTGAAGGACAGCTAAGAGCTTGTGGAAAAGATTATGATATCTTTGAAGCATCTATTGGTAATTTTACCGTGGGGGCTATTGATTGGGCTAAGAAGATTGATTCTTCTGTACTTACTGTCATGGATGTGGATAAATCCAATGCAGATCCAATGGGCAGGGCATTAAAGAAGATCATTGCATGGGAGGAATTTTCTGGCGTATCTTACCAATCACAGGTTAATGAAATTATAGAAAGAATATATCAATTCAACATTAATCTGATTGTTTCTGATGAAACTGGCGTGGGACAGGTAGCTACAGAATTGTTACAAGCGAATGCCCCTTCCTTCTGTACTGTCTTGGCTGTAAATCTTAGCGGAAAGCAAAAGAATACAGATCTGTGGAGCAAACTAGCTATTGAAATGACAGGAGGACGTTTATTCTTTCCATATTCTAAATCCGCACAGCAGGATTATAGATGTCAACGCTTTGTTCAGCAGTTCATGGATCTTGAAAAGGACACATCTAAAGGCTATATTGACTGTCATGCACCTGATGGTAAGGGATACCACGATGATTATTGTGATTCACTTGCACTTGCAAATTTTGGAGCAGATTTTGACGACGATGAGATTGTAGATATTGATTGTGCGAGTGACGCATTTTCTGATACTGTTTTTCACAAAGCATAAGGAGATATAAAATGTCCGGAACATTAATGGATGATTTAAGGGACAAAAAATTTACTACTGTTTTCGGATCACCTGATCAAATTTCTGCTTCCAAAATTTTAGAGCTTGATCTAACTCCAATGAGCCTTGCCCTCTATATGAGGGATGATCTAAACACCGCAGACACTATCAGGCTAAATCGCTATTTTACACACTGGCGAATGTATTTGGGAAAGCATTGGATCATTGAAGGAAAAGATGGAATCAAACGTGTTACCAAAAATTATATCAAGGCTTTTTCTAACAAGCTAAATCGCTTTCTCAACATCAATGGATTTATGGTTATTCTTCCTGAAAAATTTGATCAGCTCGCAAAAATGCTTAATAAAGTTTGGGCTATCAATAACCACAAGAAAATAGCTACCAACTTGGGCTTAAATGGAATTGTTACCGGGGATATGTGGCTCAGGATTAATTTTAAAAATGATGAAGGCGTAAAAGCTATCTCTTTTACACCTCTGGATTCATCAATGTGTTTCCCTCGATTTGATAAATCTCTTAAACTTATTCGTGTGGAAATCAGACATCCTAGCGTTAATCAGGATGGAACTGCAAGCGCAAAAGAATACATTGCAGAAATACATGATCGTGAGAAAGGGACTGTACGTTTTTTTAAAAATTCAGATGATTCTGTTTTGGAAAATGAAATTAAAGATTGGGCGTATGACATCCCTATCGAAGATGAGCTTCTTGTTGTACATGGCTCAAATTATGAAGTTGCCAATTCTTTTTGGGGAATGGATGATCTAACGGATCTTGTGACACTTAATACAGAAATTAATGAAGTTTCTTCATCCATGCGTGAGATTATAGATTACATGGAACAGCCCATTACTGTTGTAAAGGGCGCAAAGCTGAAGAACATTGATAAATCTTCACGCAAGATTTGGAGTGGCATCCCTAAAGATGGAGATGTTTTTAATCTTACGATGAATACTGATCTTCCTGCTACACAGGCGTACCTTAAGGATTGCCTCCAAACCATG